CTCGACGTGAACCAGGTCTTCGACAATCTGTACGCTGAGGGTGACGACAATGGCGACGAGCAGCAGCAAGAACTTTGAGCTCGACGTAGCCGAGTACATCGAGGAAGCGTTTGAGCGGTGCGGGCTTGAGCTCCGCACCGGCTACGACCTTGAGTCGGCCCGTCGATCGCTGAACCTGCTCCTCGCCGAGTGGGCCAACCGTGGCCTGAACCAGTGGACGGTGAAGCAGAACACCATCGCCATGGTCCAGGGCACGGCGGCCTACAACTTGGACGCGACGAATCCCACGGCCGTCATCGACGTGCTGGATTGCTTCGTGCGCGAGACGGTCAGCGGGACGACCACGGATCTCCCGCTGAACCGCATGAGCCGGGCCGAGTACGCCAACATGGCGACCAAGAGCACGACCGGGAAGCCGAACCAGTATTTCCTGGACAAGCAGATCACGCCCACGATCACGGTCTGGCCGGTGCCCGACAAGAGCTCTACCTATACGGTCTACGTCAACGTGCTCACGCGCATGGACGACGCCGATACGGGCGTCGACACCATGCAGGTGCCCTTCCGCTTCTACCCGTGCCTGGCGGCCGGCCTGGCCTACTACATGGCCCTGAAGCGCGCCCCGGAGAAGGTGCAGCTGCTCAAGGCGCTGTACGAGGAAGAGTTCACCCGGGCGATGTCCCAGGACGAGGAGCGGGCATCCTTCCGGATCGCCCCGAACCTCCGCAGCTATAACATCGCCTAGCCATGGCCTTCGCGTCCAACAAGCACGCCTACGGGATCTGCGACATCACCGGATTCCGCTACCGGCTGAAGGACATGAAGAAGACCTGGGACGGGCTCCTCGTGGGACCCGACCAGTGGTCGCCTAAGCACCCCCAGCTGGAGCGCAAGCCTACGCCGGCGGATCCCCAGGCGCTCAAGAACGCGCGCCCGGATCCTAACGCGGACGGGAATGACCTGACGGCCTTCCCGCTGGTCTATACGAACGTCGGGGATGGGAAGCTGGGCACAATTTTGCAAACCTTTGCAATTACCTGTACTGTCGGCGCGGTGGAGGTGACCACATCATGAGCTATACCCTAGCCTCGCTTAAGGCCGCAGTGCAGGAATGGATGCAGGTCGACGAGACGACGTTCAACGACAACCTGGATGAGATGATCCAGAACGCGGAGGCGCGGATCTTCAAGCTTGTGCAGCTCCCCGAGCAGCGCAAGAATGTGACCGCCAACGTGTCGACGAACAATCGTTTCCTGGCCACGCCGACGGATTTCTTTGCACCGTTTAGCCTGGCGGTGATCGACGACAGCAAGTACCACTACCTGCTGTTTAAGCACCCCAGCTTCATCAAGCAGTATGCGCCGGGCACCGCTACCCGTGGGCGCCCGAAGTATTACTCGCAGTTTGATGACACGGCCTTTGAGCTGGCTCCGGTCCCGGACGCTGACTATTCGATCGAGCTGCACTACCTCTACAAGCCGGCCTCGCTCACCTCTGGTGGCGATGCTGGGACGACCCTGCTCTCGACCGAGTACCCGGAGGCCCTGCTCTACGGCACCCTGGTGGAAGCTGCAATCTTCCTCAAGGAGCCGCCCGATGTGGTGGGAACCATGGAGACTCGCTTCAAGGAAGCCGTCGGCCGTATGAAGAACCTCAGCGAGGGCCGCGGCACGAGAGACGAGTACCGCTACGATATGCTGAGAATTGGAGTGTCTTGATGCAGGAGAAAGATCCGGGCCTAAAGGGGAAGAAGGTCGCGATCGTTGCCCTGGGATCCTCCCAGATTGACTTCGTGATCGGGCTAGAAAACAGCAAGCAGTGGGACGAGGTGTGGTGCATCAACTCGGCGCTGGCGGTCTACCGTCAGTGTGACCGGGTCTTCATGCTCGACCCGCCCTCCCGCTATCTCGACACCGAGGACGCGGGCAACCAGACGGAGATCATGCGCAAGCTGCTCCCGGTGCATCCGGGGCCCATCTACACCTGCGAGCTCGACGAGCGGGTGCCAGGGGCCGTGGAGTATCCGCTGGCTGAGGTGGTCACTTATGCCAAATGCGCATATCTAAATAACACCGTGGCCTATGCGGTGGCCTATGCCTACTGGCAGGAGGTCGCGCACATCGACCTGTTCGGGGTCGACTTCAGCTACAGCCACAACCTCCACTTCGCCGAGGCCGGCCGGGCCTGCGTCGAGTTCTGGATCTCCAAGTGCCTGGAGAACAAGATCGGCATCGGTGCCTCGCCGCGGTCGAGCCTGCTCGACAGCAACGTGGGCGTGACCGAGCGTCTCTATGGCTACCATAGGTTGGAAGATCCTATCGTGGCCATGCCGCACCAGGACGAGTGGGTGCTCTGCCCCCGGTCCCAGCTGAGCAAGGTCATCCAGGAGCGCGAGATCGAGCTCGTGAAGGTGGCCAAGGCCCCGGAGCCCTACCGAGGATGATCCCGGGGCAATCAGGCCCGAAGCTGGGCAACGTCATGGTCTCCACGACCCAGAACAAGGGGCACGACCCCGAGTTCTGGGCGGAGCAGGCCACGAAGAAGATCTGCGGGATCTCTGCCAATGCGGACCCGCACATTCGCAAGCAGGCGTTGGCTTTCCGGGACAGGATCTACGCGGTAATATTGGCCGAGATGCGGAGCGCCATCCGCTCAGACCGTGTTACCCTGAGCAATCAGATGAGGGCGCGCGGGATAAACGATTTGGCGCAGATCATTCGGGAGCTTTGAAATGGCCATCACCTCCGCAATTTGCACGTCCTTCAAGCAAGAGCTGCTCGTCGGCACGCACAACTTCGCCACCGGCGGGGACCTGTTTAAGCTGGCGCTCTACACGAGCTCTGCGACGCTCGGGGCCTCGACCACTGCCTACACCACGGCCGGTGAAGCCACGGGCACGAATTACAGCGCCGGCGGCGGCAACCTGACCAACATCACGCCCTTCGCAACGGGCACGACGGCGGTCGTCGACTTTGCAGACCTAACCTTCTCCACGGCGACGATCACCGCCCGGGGCTGCCTGATCTACAACAGCACCGATGCAGACAAGGCGGTGGCCGCGATCGACTTTGGCGGGGACAAGACCAGCACGGCGGGTGACTTCACGATTGTGTTCCCGACGCCGACCGCGACGGGCGCGATCATCCGGCTGGCATAATGCCCCATGCCGCTGTCAAAGCTGGAGTTCCAACCGGGGATCGTTAAAGAGTCCACGGACTACGCTGCAGAAGGGGGCTGGGTTGACGGAAACCTAGTCCGCTTCCGCAAGGGTCGCGTGGAGAAGATCGGCGGCTGGCAAAAATTCGGCACCGACAGCGTCGAAGGCACCCCCAGGGCAATCCACCCCTGGCTCTCCCTGGGCGGAACGCGCTACAACGGCGTCGGCACGACGTGGAAATACTACGTCGAGCAGGGCCAGACCTATTACGACGTCACCCCCATCCGCAGCACCACCGCCGCGGGCGATGTGACCTTCGCCGCCACCAACGGATCCTCGACCATCACCGTGAGCGACACGGCCCACGGCGCGGTGGTCAATGATTTCGTGACCTTCTCCGGCGCGGTGACCCTGGGCGGGAACATTACCGACACGGTCCTGAATCAGGAATATCAGATCTCGGCGATCATCGACGTCGACAGCTACGAGATCATCGCCAAGGACACCTCGGGCGCCACGGTCACGGCAGACGGGTCCGATACCGGCAACGGCGGTGCGAGCGTCGTGGGCGAGTACCAGATCAATGTGGGCCTGGACACCTATGTGTCGAGCTCTGGCTGGGGCGTAGGGGTTTGGGGCGCTGGTGGTTTTGGCTCTGCCTCGGCCATCTCCGCGGTGAACCAGCTGCGGCTCTGGACCCATGACAATTACGGCGAGAACCTGATCATGAACCCGCGCGGAGCGGGGATTTATCGCTGGGTCGAGAACAGCGGCGTGACGGTGCGTGCCGAAGAGCTCTCGCAGATATCCGGCGCCAACCTGGTGCCCACGGTGGGCCTGCAGGTGATCACCTCCGAGACCGACCGGCACCTCATCGTGCTGGGCGCGGATCCGATCTCTGGCGGCGCCCGCACGGGCACCCTGGACCCCATGCTGGTGGCCTTCTCCGACCAGGAGGACGAGCTCCAGTTTGAGCCCACGGCGACCAACAGCGCGGGCTCTGTGCGTCTATCGAGCGGGTCCTTCATCGTCGGTGGCCTGAAGAGCCGGCAGGAGGTCCTGATCTGGACCGACACCAGCCTTTACTCGATGCAGTTCATCGGCCCCCCGCTGACCTTCGCCGTGAACCTGGTGAACGAAGGCGCGGGCCTGATTGGCCCCAAGGCCATGGCCAATGCCCCGACTGGGGTCTTCTTTGCATCCAAGAACGGCTTCTTTTTTTACAACGGCGCCGTCCAGCGCCTGCGCTGCACGGTTCAAGAGTACGTCTTCAATGACCTCGACCTGAGCCAGGCCTTCAAGTGCGTTATGGGCGTGAACAGCGCCTATAACGAGATCTGGTTCTTCTACCCGTCGATCGAGGACGACACGGGCGAGATCAGCCGCTACGTCACCTACAACTACCTCGACCAAGCCTGGAGCATCGGCAAGCTGACCCGCTACGCCTGGGTCGACGCCGGAATCAATGACCTGCCCCTGGCCGCGCTGACCATGGATGGCGACTATTGCTTGGTCGAGCACGAGAACGGCTTCGACGCCGATGGCGATCCCATGACAGGGGTCTTCATCGAGTCTGCCGATATCGACATCGCCGACGGCGAGCAGTTCGCCTTCGTGCGGAAGATCATCCCGGACATGGCCTTCACGGTGGATCCGGCGATATCGAACACCCCGGCCATGAACATCGTCCTGAAGCGTCGTAACTACCCGGGCGAAGCCTTGGTCACGGACTCGACGTCCCAGATCACGCAGAGCACAGCATTCAAGAACGTGCGCACGCGCGCGCGGCAGATGGCCCTGCGCTTTGAGTCCGATGACGACGCCTCGTCGCTAGACCAGAAAGGGTATAAGTGGCGCCTGGGCGCGACTAGGGTCGACATACAGGCGAGCGGCCGCCGATGAGCAAGCTGCTGCCGACACGGCTCCCGCTGGCACAGGGGCAGACCGTGTCAGGGGACACCTTTAACCGCCTGGTGCGGGTGCTTGAGATCAACCTGGGGGCATTCGACCCTTCGTTCTCGGCGCACTACAATCTGGACGAGAGGGACTCGCTACAGTTTTCGACTGGGTCGATCATCTTCAACACCACGAACATGATTCACCAGGCTTTCGATGGCACCCAGTGGCGGAACCTGTACGAGCATCAAACTTACCCAACCGGGGTGTCGATTGTGAGCAGCCTCGGCTCAGTGACGGTGACGACGCCATGATGAACGCCGCCAGAAAGGAGAACAGACATGCTTTCCGGTAGCGGCATTGGCAACCTGGGCGGATCTTTTGGCTATGGTCCTAGCTCAGCTTTTGGAGTTGGCCAAAGAGCTTCTAATTTTAATATCAATCTTGGCTCTGCCGGTATTGGCGGACTACCATTTGCTCCCATCAACCTCGGCGGCGCTTCAAATCTAGGGTTAGTGAATCAGGTGGCTTCCGCTGTGAATAGGCTCACACCGGAGGCTATCGCTGCCGCAAGAAGGGCAGCCGAGAACCAAGCCCCAGCGCCTGCTATCAATTCCATAGAGGATCAGCTTGCAACCGCTGCTCGCATTGCAGCAGCCGTTAATCAGAGCCCTTCTGCTCGTTCCTCCGCCCCTGCGCCTTCGCCAACCGTCGCGTCTACCTCTCGGCCCGCACCTAGCGTTTCTGGCGCAACGGGGCTGGCAGCGCAGGAGCTCACCGGCGACCCGGACATGGATCGCATGATTCTTGCGGCCCGTGATGCGCAAGGCGTCAGCACGGACGTGGGCCCAGGCGGCCAGACCATGGCTGAATATCAGCAAAGCGTCGCCGACTTGGCTGAGTTCAGGAACCTGCCGGAGAACGTCGCTTACCGAAACACCGTGCGTCCCGAGATCAAGGCTGCTATCGCCGGGCTTGCGGCTCCCTTTGTCCCTGGCGCAGCGGCGGGCTTGGCCGGCGCTCTGGGTGGCGGCGCGCTTGCATCGGCGGCAACCGGGGCTGCCCTGGGGTCTGGGCTGGCGGCCGCCACTGGCCAGGATCCGGTTAAGGGCGCGCTCACGGGCGCCCTGGGCGGCTTTGGGCAAGGCGCATTGCAGGCAGCAGGCCAAGCAGGCACCACCTCGGGCATTGCCTCGCTAGCGGATACCGCTAGCACCGGGGCGTCTGTGGCTGACACGGCAAGCCGCGCTGGTGGCGTCCTAGACGTCCTCGGGACCGTAGCAGATGTTGCTCGGTCCCCAATCGTCAACGCGGCGCGTGAATACATGGAAGCGCGAGACGAGCGCCCAGGCTATACCCCGCAGCTCCCTGGCCAGATCGACGTGGTCAGCATCCCAACCGAAGCGCCTCGCGCTCCGGAGGCTCCGGGCGTAGATATCGGCGCCCCGGTCATCTCCCAGGACGAGATCGACCGAATCGAGCAAGAAGAGGAAGCCGAGCGACAGCGCCAAGAGAGGGCTGCAGCCGAGCGCGAGCGTCAGAGACAAGAAGCTGAAGCCAAGGCTAAAGCAGAAGCCGAGGCTAAAGCTAAAGCCGATGCTGAGGCCGAGGCCAAGAGAAAGCGTGACGCAGAAGCCAAGGCCAAAGCTGAGCGCGAGGCGGCCGAAGCCAAGGCCAGGGCGGAGGCTGAAGCGAAAGCTAAGGCAGAAGCTGAAGCTGAGGCTCAGCGCAAGCGAGATGCCGAGGCTAAGGCAAAAGCTGAGCGAGAGGCCGCTGAAGCTAAAGCAGAAGCTGAGCGCAAGGCGGCTGAAGAAAGGGCCAATCAAGATTATGGCGATAGCGATCTTGGGAACTGGCAGCCTGACGCTGGTTCAGGCCGGGGCTGGGTTTATGAGGGGGTCGATCCTAATACTGGCGAAGGTATTTTCAGATCCGAGGGCGATCCCGGCAAGGTAATGCGAGACCGCAACCCGTCTCCGAACCTCATTATCGGCGAGAAGTATGTAGATGCTAATGCGGGGGTTGAGGACGCCGACACTGATACGGCGGATTCGGTCGTTAATGATCGGATCATTGAAGACGGCTGGTTGCGCAATGGCCCATGGCGCTACGACGGTGAGGGGATATTCACGGACGTCGCTACCGGAGCGGTTGTCTACGACCCCACTGTTCCGGAGGGGATCAAGGTTGGCGATAGATTTGATGCCGGCGGTAACAACGACGCTGTCCCCGTCGAAGAGCCTGCGGAAGAGCCGGAGGATGTCGCGGAAGACGAGCCCGAGGACGCGGTGGTCATCGTCACGCCTGATGATTTTGGGACTGATACCGGGGCCGGCACAGATGCTGGTACTGGCGAGGACATCGGCACTGGAGAAGACACTGGCGAAGAAATCATCATCGTTGATGACGAGGCCGGCGCTGATACTGGCAGTGAAATTGATACCGGAGAAGGCACCGGGACAGGAACCGGCGCAGGCACTGGAGCAGGAACCGGAGCTGGCACGGGAACAGGTACGGGAACAGGAACCGGGACTGGCACTGGGACAGGCACCGGGACTGGTACAGGAACCGGGACTGGTACAGGGACGGGCACCGGGACAGGTACAGGGACCGGCACTGGGCAGCCTAGCACTCCCGGAGGTATCCAGTCCCTGCTTCCGATGTTCGGGCTAGCGCTCCTTGGCCGCTACCTGCTCGGCGAGGCTGAAAAGGGCCAGCGCCGTGGCCGCCTGCCGCTAGAGCAGGAGTCGGCCACCGGCTACTACAACATTGATCGCGAGATCCGCCGAAGGATGGGCTTGGGCGGATAAACTGCTACTATGCGCCAAAGGATTTGAGGGTTGAACAATGGCTAATCCGCTTCAAGGAATCGTGACGCTAGGCGGCAATATCCTAGGTGGCCTAGGAAACGTCGCCTCGGGTATTTTTGGGACGAACCCCAGCAATCCTATTGGTACTCAGGTTGGAACTGCCGTCGGAAATGTTTTGGGCACAACTGGCTCCAACCCGATCACCCAGCAAATTGGTCAGTTTATTGGGAACCTCTTGGGCACGAGTGGCAGCGGCGGAGCCGGGGGCGGTCTTAGTGGCCTCTTGGGCGGATCCGGCGGCATTGGCAGCCTCCTGGCCGCAGGCGTGCCTGCCTATTACCTCGGCAAGGCCGCGATGGAAGAGGCCAAGACCCAGACCGGCGTGCCCCTTATTCCGCTGACCCAAGAAAGCGGCGCCGGGCGCTACAACATCGAGGCGGAGATTCGCCGCCGCATGGGCCTCCCTGCCCCGGATCCGGTTGAGTTTGGCCTTCTGCCCGCCGGGACGCTGCCTGAGCTCTCTGGCGGCCGGGCCCGCCCTCCTGGCGGTGAGGCTGTGGTTTACGAGTTTGCCTCCGAGCGGGTTCCAAATCTTGAGCGCCCCACTCCGGGTGCTGGGCGGATTCCCGCAGCCATGGTTCAGCGCTACCGCAATGGCGGCATCGTGGCTTTGGCCGAAGGCGGCAACCCGAAGATCGAGATCGAGATCGAGACCGAAGACGGCGAGATGATGGACGCCGACGAGTTTGAGCGCATGAACGGCGGCATCAACGGCGAGGGCACAGAGATCAGCGATGACGTCCCGGCCATGCTGTCTGACGGCGAGTTCGTAATGACTGGCCAAGCTGTGCGTGGGGCCGGATCTTATGATTTGGACGTTGATGAAGGCGGGATCATCACCCTCACCCCGGGCGGGGAAGAGAGCCGCGATCGCGGCACCGATTTGATGTACCGGATGATGGAATTGTTCTCCGAGTACGCCGGCGCTCCTGAGGAGGACTAAACGTGAGCATGCTTACCCCCGCTCAGATGCAAGCTCTCAACCAGCGAGCCGTGATCGGTGATCCAAGGCTCATGCCGCCTGGCGGCAAAAGCTTTCAAGACATGATCGCTCAAATGCGAGCGAACAATGCGCAGTTTGGAACTGGTCCAGTTGCGCAATCACCTAATCTTCCGCAACTTCCGCCTGAGCTGCAAAGAATAAGCCAGTTCGACGACTTGAACAGCCGCGATCAAATTAACGCTTTCTATGCGGATCCCGAAGGGTATTACGCGCGACAGGGCGGCGGAATGGTCCGCACTCAAGAATTTATTGACGCCAATCAGAACGGCGTAGACGACCGCGACGAAGGAGGCATGACCCCAGGCGGCGACCCAGCATCTGACTTTCTCTTCTCGCCTCAGATCGGTCGCACCGAGATGAAGATGGACCCGATCCAGCAGCAGCTGCTGTTTGGGTTGGGCGGCGAGGGCGGTTTCATCCCAGGCGCCATGCGCGCCGCAGAACAAACCTTCTTTGACGAACAGGGCCGCGCCCGGGTCATCCCGCAAGAGATCGCCGGCTTCAGCCCGGACCAGGTCCGCGCCTTTGAGCTCGCGCGAGAAGTGGCAGGCGCCCAGACGCCTTACCTACAGCGCGCAGAGCAGCAGTATGCCCAGGGCATTGGTGCCCTTGAGGCGAGCCAGCAGCGTGCCCTGGAGGCCCAGCAACGCGCCCTGGCGGACATCCAGAGCGGTGCCGCAACGGAGCAGCAGCTGCGCGAGGCGGGCCTTGGGGACATCCTAGGGGCCACCGAGGAGGCCCGCCGCCGTGCGCTAGGGGCCGAGACGGAGCTCCGCGGCGAGCTCGGTGGCATTGAAGGCATTCAGCGCGGTGCGGCTGGCGCCTTTGGCCGAGAGCTCGGCGACATCACCGGCATGGTGCGGGGCGCTGTCGGCGCCTTCGACCCGCGCACGGGCACTCAGGCTTACATGGACCCCTTTGAAGAGGCCGTGGTCCAGCAGACCATCTCCGACGTCCTGGAGCGCGGTGCGCAACAGGACATCGCAGCCCGCGCCGGCGACATCGCCCGGGGCGGTGAGTCCGCATTCGGCTCCAGGGCTCGCCTGGGCGCCTCTGAGCGCCAGCGGGCGCTGGGCCGGGGTCTTGGGGAGGCTATCGGCGCATTGCGCTCTGGCGGCTTCCAGCAGGCCCAGCAACGGGCCATGGGCGAGTTCGCTCGCCAGCAGGAGCAGCAGCGCGCTGCGGCTAGCCAACTTGCAGGCCTCTCCGGGGCCCAGCTGGGTGCCCAGACCGCCTTGGCTGGCCAGCTTGGCGAGGCCGCACGGCAGCGCTACGCGGCCGGCACGGGCGCTGGGCAGACGATCCTTGGCCTCGGCCAGGTCGGCGCAGGGGCCCAAATGGGCGCCGGTCAGGCTGCGCTCGGCACGGCAGGCCAGCTGGCAGGCGCCCAGGAGGCCCTTGGCGGGCTCTACGGCCAGCAAGGCGCGCAGCAGCTGGGCGCACGCGCCGGCTACGGCGGCTTCCTGAGCGGCCTCGGTCAGCAGGCACAGACGGGCCAGCTCACCGGCATCCAAGCCCTGAGCGGTGCTGGCGGCCTTCAGCAGCAACAGCAGCAGGCCATCCTCGACGCCCAGCGTCAGGCAGCCCTGCAGGCTCAGGCGGCGCCTCTGGCTCAGTACCAGGCCCTCCAGCCCTTTATGCAGATGGTGCCCGCTGGCCTCGGCACGCGGATCGACACCCAGTTCACGCAAGCGCCGAGCGCGCTCCAGGCAGGCATCGGCACCGGGCTTGCGACCCTGGGCGCGCTAGGAGACCTGTTCGGCGGCCTGACTGGGGCTCAGCAGAGGATCATCTAAATGGCGATGAATCGAGCGCAGATGTTCAAGCAGGTGCGGGGGTACGCGAACGGCGGCCCTCCTGGCACCGGAGGGATCACCGGGCTATCCGAAATCCTGGGGCTGACGCCGGCGCAATCGATCCTGGGCGGCGCGCCGCAGATGTCCTCGGGTGTCTCCCCAGCGCTCAGCCAAGCCATGGCTGCCCCGGCTCCGGGCACCCCGCTGCCTGCGGGCGGCTTCAACCTGCCTTCAGCGCTTGACCCTGCTGGCGCAGAGATCCTCCCTGGGACGATGGGTCCGCTCATGGATGCGCTGACGCCCCCTCCACGGGCCCAGGCCGCGCCTAGTATGAGTGGCGGGCTTGCCCCTGCCGGCGGCATGTCTGCCTACGATGAGCTCATCTCCCAGGCTCGCGCCGAGGCCCAAAGGCCGCTGGATGAGCGTCGCCAAGAATACATGCGCCAGCTTGAGGCCATCATGGGCGAGCGGCGCCCTGCTCCGGACATTTACGACCTGGCGAGCTCCATCGGCCAAGCGATGCTCGCGGCTGACCCACGCGCCGGGGCCTTCCGCTCCATGGGCGCTGGCTTCGCTGACTTCAGCCAGCGAGTGAAGGAACTTGAGGAGCAGCAGCGCCAGCAGGACCGCCAGATTGCGCTCAAGGCCTACGACCTCGCTCGCACCGACGAGCAGGCAGCGAAGGACCTCGTGCGTGATTACATGATCCTGAAAGCCAAGGATAGCCCGGACGACAAGCTCGGCGAGTACGTCGTTACCGACGAAGCCGGGATCAACGTCAAGGGCCGCACCTATATGCCGGGGGAGACCATCCTCCTAGATAACAGTGAGGCGCGCGCACTCCGCACGAGGATCAAAGGCACGGGCGGCGAGGGTGGCTGGAAATCCCCTGAGGCGGCCCTCACGGCTGTCTGGCAGGATCGGCCGACCGCCGAGGCCACGATCAAGAGCCTCGGGATGAGCGAAGACAATCCCAACTTTGAGCGCGCCGTGGCTCAGATTACGGCCCGCGACCCGTCCATGGTCGGTAAGCCGATCATCATGGGCGGGGCTTACACCGAGCTGCGACCGCTTGTCCGAGGCGACAACGTCTTCAACGTGGTCATGGGGTCCTCCGACGCGGCCGGTACGCCATTTATGACGACCTTCGCTGAGGAGCGGCTCAAGGCCCTGGCGAAGGGCCGGAGCGATATCATGTCCGCAAGGCAGACCGTGCAGCGCACCCGTGCAGCCCGGGAGCAGCTGCGCACCGACCCAACGATGAGCACCGGAAAAATTGACGAGGCGCTGTTGCCTATCAGGCAGCTGGCCGTGTCCGCGTTTGGGCTTGATGACAATGAGCTCGTTGGCCTAGAGAGCCTTGAGGCTGTGCTGAACTACCTTGGCCCGCGCATGCGAGTGGCGGGCTCTGGTCCCACCTCCGACCGCGACATGAAGATCCAGATGTCCTCGGTCGGTACGCTGGGCAACCGCCCCCAGGCGAATTACATCAGCCTCTACGCCTTTGAGCGTATGACCGAGAACGCCCAGCGTCTGGCCCAGCTTGAGGAAGAGGCCTTGACCTCTGGGCAGTTCTCCAGCACTGACCAGCTGAATCGGTTCCTGGAAGAGAACGACCCCGGGCTCTTTGAGCGCTTCGATGGCGACCCCGAGGACGATGCCGCAGTTCAGGCTTGGTACGATAGCCTTCCAGATGGAGCCGTCATTGATAACACCCAGGGCCTGATGGTCGACGCTGATGGCAACCCGATCAGGACGCCGTTTATCATCAAGGGCTGGGTCGCTCGACAATAAGAGGGGCAAGACATGCCGATCACCTTACCGCCGGATGCGGCGCCTGTAGAGCAAGGGGAGCGTCGCCAGCTTGGGCCAGAGCAGCCCAACAAGAGCATCCTTGATCGCATCGCAGAAGGCCCGAGCGCTATCGCCCAGGCCGTCAATCGAGCCTCGCCCCAGGTCGAGTTTCCCGAGTTCCCCGAGATCACCGAGATGGCCGGGGACCAGGCGGGCTTCTTTGAGCGCCTAATTCCGAGCGTCAAGATGCTGATGACCCGGGACGACATGGGTAAGGCGGAGATCATCCAGCGCACCTTTGGCGATGATCCGCGTTTTGGCGGCGCCTTCGTGGACCGCTACAACAACCCCATGGTGATGTGGAACGGGATCCCCTACTACGTCAACAAGCCGGGCATCAGCGACACGGACCTCGGGCAGTTCATCGGCGAGGTCGCTAAGTACCTGCCGGCGAGCAAGTTCGTGGGCGGGGCAAAGACCGTTACCGGGACCGCTGCCCGCGGGGTGCCCGCTTACACGGCTACGGAGGCCGCCGGCGAGATCGGCGAGGCCGTCGTCACCCCGGAGACCCGGGCGGCGAAGGCCAAGTCCCCTGAGGAGATGGCTGGAGAGATCGGAACCAGCACCGCGATCGGCGTCGGCACCGACGTCGCCATTCCCCCGGCCCTGCGTGGGATCAAGGCGGGAGCCACGGCCGTTTCTGAGCGCGCTGGCGGCCTCTTCCCGCGCATGAGCGAGGAAGTGCTCTCCACGTCCAAGTACCCGCTGACGGTTGGCCAGCGCGGTGCCAGGCCGCCTCAGGGCGTCACGCCTCGGGTGACGGGCCAGCTGCGCACGGAAGACGAGCTCCGCTACGCCGCCGGTGACTCGGCCGGGACGGACATCATCCGCGGCTTCGACGAGCGCCAGCTGGACGAGATCCGGGCTGACGCTATGGCCCTGCAGGAAGAGTTCGGCGCCGGCCTGCCGGGCATGGAGCCGTCCTACGGGTCGATCCCTCAAATGGCAGCAGAGGCGGCCCAGCAGCGCGTCTCTGGCGCCGCAGGGCGGTTGAAGGAAGAGTCCAGCCGCCTGTACCAGGCCGTGCGCGAGGCGCCCAGGCAGCCCAGCATGACCCCCCAGGGGGTGCAGGTGACCGCTGGAAATCTCCTTGAAGTCCTGTCTGAAATGAGGATTACCCCAAGGCAGCTGGAGCAAATGCCGGCTCTCAGAAATGAGGTGACCCAGCTGCGACGGCTCCAGAGGCGCTCTAGAGACCCAAAGTTCAGGAGCCAGTCGCTCGACGCGCTTCACGGATATCAAAAAAGCCTGAGCGTTTCTGTCGGCAACGCCAGCCCAGGGTCCCCGGAGCAGCGCGCGCTGCTTGAGATGAAGAACCGGCTCGACAATGCGATCTATGAAGGGATTGAGCGCGGACTAATCACTGGCGACCAAGATGTCCTTGATCAGCTGCAGAACGCGGCTGGAGCATATCGGGACTATATGGGGCTGGTTGGTAGAGGCCCGGCGAAGAATCAAGCCCAGCGGGCATCGAACCGGATCCTGGAGCAGATGAGCTCCCGGGACTACACGCCCATGCAGGTGGCGAACCTTCTGTTCGGGCACAGCAAGTTCGCCCCGAACCAGTCTGTGCCCTTGGCGCTCGACAAGCTGAAGACGATCCTCCCGCCCGAGGAGTACGGCGAGGTGGTAGCCCTAATCAAGGACGGGATCCTGACCAAGGCTTTTTCTGGCCGCGGTGGCGAGGTCACGCGGTCAGCGATCGTCAACAATTACGACCAGGTCTTTAAGCAGCAGAAGCCGATCATCGAGCGCCTGTTCTCGCCCGAGGAGATCCGCCGGATTGAGTCCTTCCGCGAGAACGTCCTCCCGACCCTGTGGGCCGAGGTGAAGGGCAATCCCTCGGGCACCGCTTACACCATGCTCAACGCCTTGAGCCGCCGGGGGCTACTGTCGATCCCCTACATTGGGCCGAAGGTGGAGGAGGGTCTGCGCGAGGCTGGCAGGATGAAGAGCGCCCTGGACGCCACCCGGCAGTTCGTGGGGCGCATCAACCAGCCGCTGCTATCGAGCAGCGCCCAGGCGGTCATGCGCGAGTCCCTGAGCAAGACCGCAGACGAGCTCTTGCCCGAGATCGAGATGACGGATGCGGAGCGTGAGGCGGCGCTGATGCGGCTCCAGGAGATCGAGCAGCGAGGCCCAGAAATGCCCCTACTGCGTTTCCTGCAGCCAGAGGCTGGGCCCGTGCTTGAGGCCGTGCCTGGTGGTATGGAGATCCAACGCCTGCTACAGCAACAGCCCCAGACCATGGCCCCCATGCCCCAGGGCTTCAACCCGGCCATGTCGCCGACCATCCTACCGAACCCGGAAGATCGCGAGCTCGCGGCTCGCCTGCAGGGCGGGATCCTGGGCCTAGGCTGAGGGCTCAGGATCGTCCGCTAGGGGGCGCATGGCGACCAGCGCCCCGTCCACGCCGTACTCAAACTCAAAGCCCATGTGCTGCTCGCCATCGATCTCGACGACCAGGTTCCGAGAGATCAGGCGCAGCAGCGCGGCTTGATGGTGGAGGGTCAGGCGCGAGAAGAGCTCGATGATCTCCGCGGCTTCCAGAACGGGCTGGTAGGACTGGGGCACGGTGCGCGTCTTCTTGCCAAACAGGCTCATCGTCTCTCTCCAAAGATGCGTGCGTGCTCGCGCTCGATCAGCATGCGCAGCTGGTCGACCTTCGATCGACGCTCCTGCATGCAGAGCTCCTGCAGCAGGTCGTAGGTCTCCTGATCAACCGCCAGCGACTTCCGCTGGGTGGTCTTTTTTGCTTCCATGGGCGCCTCGGTGTTTTCCGACTCGCCAAGGCTACCGTTTTGTGCAAAGATTCACAACCATGCACACAATCAAGAATCCACTGCTTTCCATGCCCTCGGCCTGGTGCCTGAACCAGGCCCTGCACAAGGCGTCGGAGGAGACCATCCCCCTGATCAGCGCCTTCCAAGCCGCCCAGGGGCGCGAGCAGCTGCCGAAGACGCCGGTCTTCAGGATGGCGAAGCAGGTCTTCCCGAACGTCTGGCGCATCCCCTTGTTCAGGCGACAGTGGTGCTCGATGATCGTCGAAGAGCTCCAGGGCATGACCCGGCAGGACCCGCGGGCGCCGATCGTGTTAC